GTCAGGTCTGCCGCAAAGTATTGGCGGTGACTATCATCAGTAGTTGTACCGTCAACCTCCCCGCGGGTAGCAGCGGGCATAACCGGGACAGTGAGCTTTCCTACCGTGTCGAACGTGTCGCTCCCTGGTGTGACGCTGAGTTGCAGGCGCACACCGGTATAGGTCTGTGTTGGCGTTGCCATGAGATACCTCCTCTATGCCGGGAACAGCATAATGTAACCGTCGCCAGTCACGTCTATCTCGCATCGGCCGTTACTGGCGTTGCGATAGCCGCTTTGTGGGATGTAATAGACCGCCATGTCACCGCTTGTGCTGCCAGTCGTGACGCTTACGTCGTTGATGGTTTCGCTGAGCGGCGGAAACTTGCCTCCCTGGACCTCGGCGGTACACACCGCTGCTGCCGAGGTCTCTACTACCATGATAAGATCGCCGTTAAAAACGGCGTAATATCCATCATCCCCCGTCCCGTCTGTCACCGTGTTTTTTGTCAGTGTCGTGCCAGATGTCGCGTAGGGGCCTGGCTTGTTGCTTACTGTTAGTTCTGTCCTTGCCATCTTTTTTAGCCTCCAATTCTTACCGTTAAAACCTACATAACCGTAATTTCAAACGTAAACCCGACGTACTCCGTACCGAAACGGAGCACCTGCCATCCACTATCCGTCAAGCTGTTATAGAGTATCCACGTGCCTGACGTAACATCTTGCATCTGGTAGTAATGGTCTCCAAATGCCTGAATGAGTTGGTCAATGAGCCGCTCATTGACCGCAAAAAGGTTTTGCGGCAGCGGCTCCAGGAGCACCTCCACGACAAATGTGCGCTCCTGCATATTGTCCCCCGTCTGCGCACGCCCCCACTTTCCTTGCGCCGTCCTCAAGAGCACGCAAGGCAATTGCGATGTTTCAATTTTTCGTGGGGGATACACCGGCGCGGTCTTTATGCCGGTGATTTGACGGTGCCCCTCCTGCAATATTCCTCGTATTTGCTCAATCGTCGCCATTACCACCCCCGCTTGTATGGTGCCAGTAAGTGGATTGCGCCACGTGGCACGCCTGGTATCACCGTTCTCCGTTCCTCCGATGAGCTTGCGACCGTCCCGTCAATGAATGCATCCTTTTGTTGGTAGAGAAACGACGCCCAAATAATGGCCGCCTGCTTGATGTCGGTTGGGGCGGTTGTGCTGTATCCCCACTTGCCGGTGATTGCGATGCTGATTTCAGGGTCGTCACCGCTGTCACGCCATGTTTGGGGTGCGTTGCTCATCAAATAAAGCTGCGTGATTGGTCTTTCGTTTGGCATTGGGATGATGTCATCGGTGACATCCGTGCCTGCAATGACAACGGATGCGGGAGATGCTGCAAGTCTGTTGCGGCCCAGATGCAAATATGCTCCCCATATTCCATCGTCATGTGACGAAAAGTACTTTGTCGTATCCGTAGCCACGTCAAAAACCGTGTCACAATATGCGTCTATGGCGGTTTTAGCCGCCAGGATAGACTGCTCTATCAGCGCATCGTCACTGTCCTCGGTGATGCCGAGATAGAGCTTGATGTCTTCAATATCGCAATAGCTCATAGCACATCCTTCATTATCACAATCTCGGCAAACTCCTCGAAATCTCCTGCGTCCTCCATTTGGCGGATAACCTCCTCATCTGTCCGCCACCCGCGGTCGCCGTGAAACCACGCCTGATACCGCGCGTCGTGGACATAGCCTGCATAGCTGGCGTTGTTGCGCAGTCGCGTCGTGCCACTCGCTCCTGGCAGAATATCCCAACGCCTGCCGAGCATCTCCGAGGTCTTCCGGACGGACCTTCCTCCCCCCACTCGCGTGTACACACTACCCAACCCGCGCTCGTAGTGCGTTTCACCGCGCTTCGGTCGGTTCGCTGCCGTGGCTGGCGGATACTTTGAGATAAGCTCGTGCATCCTGGTGGCGACCATCAGAGTGAATTGCCGCAACCACGAGCCGCCAGAAAGTGCCTGTTTCATCTCATCATATTCTTTGGTGTTGATGTGTATTTTCATCGCTTCAACCTCAATGCCGTTGCGCATCTACATCGTGGATGCGCAGGCGGCCCCTGCGGGAAGCGGGTTCGCCAATACTGCTCCGATTTACCATCTAACGGCCCGCAGATAGGGCAAACACGGTCGTCTTCATTGGTCTGCCACACTCGGAGATACGCAAGGTTATACCGCTCGCGGTAGTGGCCTTGCAGTCCATTTGTCGCTGCGGATGCTGCTCGCGTCACTTCCGTGATTGCGATTGCCTCTGCGCGTGTCTTGGACAATCCGACTGCACGTATGCGCTCTTCCAGTTCTCTTCGTGTCATTCCCGGCGTGTCGAGGAATGACTGCGTGATTGAGCGCAAACGCTTGCGAACGCTATCCGTGATGCCGACCACAAGCCCGCTTGTGTGCTGCTGCGCCCACTCTCCTGCGCTTGTGCCAATCTCGTCTATGTCCACGCCAGGCAAATCGTCTCGTAGCACCATCTCGTCTGCGTTGTTGATGTATGCTGCCTCAAGCTCACGTATCAAGACCCGCTGCATGGCTTGCGGAAGGTCGGCAATGTCAAATGTGCCTGATGAAAAGATTGACTGCGATACGCTCGTGACATACGGTGCAAAGACACGCAGCAACGCATTATAAATCTGGCGTTCGCGCTCTGTCACGGATAATCGCTCCACATCGCATCGTGCGCGGCTTTCCATGCACGCGCCGCCTCGACACCGCTATCACCCGCGCCGCTGCCAATCACATCACCACCTGGCAGTGGTTCGTTGCCGAGGTAAGCTCTCCCCTCATTGATTGTCCATACCGGTCCGCCAACGAGTGATGCCACAGCCTGCGCTTTTTGCAGTTCATACTGTTGATAACATTCGAGCATATCTTCGCGTGTTTCTGCCCGCAGACCACTCAATGCCAACCATTCGTTGAGCGCATTAAGGATGCGGGCTTGCAGATGCGGCAGCACGGTCTGGTCATACAAATTAAAAATATCCGCAGACGCATGCGCATACGTGGCGGTTTCGCTGTCCACAAGTGACTTTGGCACGCCGAACGCGCGGACAATCTCTGTCGTGGCGCGTGGATATTCTTTGTCTGAGCCACTCTCCGACAGCTTTGCACCGATTGTGTGCATCGAAACATTGCCCCTGAACGCGAAGATTTTAAAAGCGTTTTTTATGCCCCCCATAACACGCCTCATGAGGGCCTGAAAACTGGATAGTTCGCTGTCAGTTACTCGATAGGGGACGGAAGCCGAACCATCCCCAAAGAAAAATAACGTTGGCGAAATAGCCCCGTTGCGAAAGTACTGCTGGCTAAACATGGCGATGTTATGCATTGTGGAAGCTTCACCGAGCACGCGGTGGAGTGGGCCGCCGCCAGGATGATTTTCGTAGATTTTCGACGGGTACCACATCCAGGTCATCTCTTCACGCGGTATCTCTTGCACCATCGTTGCACGTCCGCTACGCACAAAGTATGCAATAGTGCCATCAGCAGCGTATTGAATACTGATAGTATGCGGGAGTGGGAGGTAAAAATCACCAGGCATTGCAATGCCAGCCCTGCTGCGTGGCGTGTGGATGTAGGCACGCCCGAAAAGACACAAATTTTCTTCAATCTCCACCAGCATATTGCGCAGCACGTCCTGCCAAGCCAGGAATTCTTTGCCCTCTCGGTTCAGAAGTCGGCCGCGTTTGTACAAGTCGATGGGCATTGAGGCGACCGCGCCTGCACGGATTTCCACGCAGCGGAAAACCGTCGCGACGTTGTTGTATGCCTCGATTGGTGACAGCGATGCGGTATCCCGCTCGCCAAGTAGCTCCGACCATCCTCCGACAGACGACAGTGGGGTCGCTTTTACCTTGCCGTTATCATATCTCTCGACAAACTTTATCATTCGTAATTTCCTGCCACGGCATTAGCCAGAGCCAACGCCATCACCATGTCATCGTGTTGGCCTGACGGTGCGCCAAAACGCACCAACCCGCCAGGAAGTTGCTCCTGCGTGTATTGCGTCAATTCCCCGATGAGCGTTTTGTCGTCCGGGATGGATATGGTTTGCTTCTCAAGCGCAATCGCCAGCATGTCAATGATGTGCTGCTTGCTCTGGTTTGTCGTGGAAAATGGCTGGACTGGCATGGCGTGCGCAAGCATCTCGTAGAGCGCACGCCCAAACGAGTTGATTTCCACCATGACAACTTCGGGGTTCCACTCGGCATATATGTCCTTGATGCGCTCTGCCTGCGCCGCAAACCCTATGCCGGTGAAACGCTCGGTATGCACGACAATCTTTTGCCTCGCATCCATCACCATAACGACTGTGTAGTCGTCTGTCCTGCCAACGTCTATGCCAGCAACGTATGGGGCGGCGTGTTCAGGCAGGTCGTAGTACACGCAGGATTGGATGCCGGTAAAAAACGCCCCGTCCTCAAGCGCACGTGCGAGCACTTCTTGCTCATACACGCGCTCAGGCAATTCTTCTTTCATCGCGTCTATTTCGGCAGGGGGCAGGTAGGGATTGCAATGCGATGACATCTGCCAGGACACCCAATCGGGCTTGTCCTCAGCTTCTTGATATAATTGCCAAAAATAATTGATGCCTTTCGGCGTTGAGAAAAAGAACGCGTCGCCCTGCAAATCCGCCAGCGTCGGGCGGATAATCTGTTGCCATGCATCTTGAAGCCCGCGCACCATTGCAGCCTCGTCTATGATGACACGTGCGTACTTTCTCCCGCGGAGCGCATCAGGACGCTCAAGCGACCACATCTCGATGCAACCTCCACCGTGTAAATCAATGCGCTTCTCTGCGTCGCTTATGCGTGTGGCGTAATCGTGCAGTGTGTTCCTAAGACTGCGCCACACTTCCAAAAGCATTTTGTACGTTGGGCTACACCACGCAACAGGCTTGCCCTGCCTGGCGACATCTATCGCCAACCGTGTGCCGAGCACGGTCTTGCCGCTGCGACGCCCCAGGCACGCCACGTTGAAGCGACGCGCCTCGGCGATAATTCGCTGCTGCATCTCATGCGGTT